ATGGCGATCAGCGACACCAAATTAAGAAAGCTGCTAGATAAAAATCAAACACCTTGCGTATTATCGCACAGAGATAGTTTAAGTGTAAGGGTATCAGCTAAAGGCACAATCACATGGCAATACCGTTGTCGTGTTGATGGCAAGCAGGTCATTATCTCGCTTGGCCGTTATCCTGGTTTAACCATTAAAAAAGCACAAGACTACATACCCCATTTTCAAAACTGGCTCAGCCAAGGAAAAGACCCACGCATAGAGTTAAAGCTTATGCGCAACGAAGCTAAAGGTTTACCTACAATGGCAAAGGTTGCAGCCGATTGGGTTGAAAAAAAAGTACCAGACCTAAAAGAAAAAACACAAATACTTTATACACATCAAGTCAGCAAATGGGTTTTGCCATTTTTAAATGATGAAGCCAAACCACTTGATTTAATGACCATCAAAGATTGGATAAAATATTTTGATGATGTAAAAGCGCAGGGTAGTGCAAAAACAGCGGGCACAATATTAGTGCGCATAAAATCCATAATTGGCTGGGCTGAAAAACGCGGTGATGTAAAACCATTTAACCCAGTACTAACACTAAAAGTAAATGATGTAGGTGAGCAATCATCGATAGGCCAGCGAGTAATGCGCTTTGACGAAATTGCAAAACTATGGATACAAATTGAGAGATCAAAAGCGACTCCAGCAACCAAAGCTTGTTTGCAACTAATATATATAACTGGTGCGCGGCAATCAGAGGTTCGTTTAGCAAAGTGGGAGCATTTTGATTTTGAAAATAACACTTGGACAGTACCGCCTGAAAACTCAAAAACCAATAAAGCAGTACGCAGGCCAATATCAACCAAAATGAAAACCATTCTAGACAACCTTGCTATGATATATGGCCGCAGCGGGTATTTAATACCAGGCAGTAAGCCAAATAAGCCAATGACCACCCACAGCGTTAACAAGTATTGCTGCAGAATGTGGGGTCACCTATTTGAAAAATACAAAATGCCTAAGTTCTTACCGCATGATGCCCGCCGATCAATATCAACGCTACTAAGTGAAAACGGTGTAGCACCGCACGTAACCGAAAAAATGCTAGGTCATACAATGCGTGGAGTAATGGCGGTATACAACAAACACGATTGGATAAAAGAGCAAGCAGAAGGGTACGAGCTTTATTGTAAGCTAATAAATATAGCGATAGAGAATGAGCTTGTTAAAAATTAGTTTGGCTGAAAAGAGCGATAGCCAAAGGCTGGAGCTGTTATTTTAGAACTTTGATGTTTTAAATCAATAATTAACTCTAATGGATTCAAACTTAAACTCCATCACAAGCTTTCTAAGCTAAAGTACTTTTCAGCTAAAAGCGTTTAACTTAGTATGGTACAAACTACAAAAAAACAAAGACTGTATTAATGAAAGAAGTTACTAACGCAAAGTATATTTTATTAGCTATAAATGATTATAAAAATCTCGGTAGAGAGCAATTTTTTAAAAAGTTTGGATTAAGAAAATCAACACGTCAGCAATTTGATTATTTTATTCATTTTGAAGGTCAGAGTTATGAATGTAAGCCGATTTTTCAAGCTGCTTATCACTATGAATTTAAAGAAAAACTGAGCAAAACAAGCGGAGTAAATAAGTATATTAAACCCAACTTAGAATTACTCGGCTTTGATGTTGTAGCTGCTGATCCATTCTTGTCTTTACCACAAATATGCAATGCTTATTATTGGGTTAATATAGGCACTTCATTTAAAGAAGTCGCTGAGTATAAATTTTTATGGGCTCCAGAAAGTACAGTTAATGAAAAAGGTAATACAGTTATAGATGCAGGATGGAAAGCGGTTCCAAATATACGTAAAGGCGATGTGATTTTCTGTAATTACAAAGGTTCAATTATTCATGTCGCAATAGCTAAATCTAATGCTTATGCCTCACCTAGACCAGAAAATAGAAGTTTTGTACAGTGGAAAGAAAGTGGTTATAGAGTTGATATTGAGTTAGTTACACTTAAAACACCAATACCAAATAGCGAGTTCAAAGAAGACTTCGTTCCTTTATTTAACGGCTACTGTCAGCCAAAGTTATTTACTAAAACATATACCGTCGCTCAGAATTATATGGTTAGACTGCCTAATTCTGCAGGTGGCTTCTTGCTAGATTTAATTGGTGAAGAAGCGCTTAAAATTCATGATGGAATAGCGACAAGTGTTGGCGCGAATATACCTGAAGGGTCTGAAAGAGAAGCTATAGTAAAAGCAAGGGTTGGGCAGGGAGTATTTCGAGAAGAAGTAATGAAGTACTGGAAAGATTCTTGTGCATTAACGAATGTAAGATATAGACAACTTTTAATAGCTTCACATATTTTGCCTTGGCAACATTCTAACTCTGTGGAAAAAGTTGATAAGTTTAATGGGCTAGCTCTAGCGCCAACTGCGGATAAACTATTTGATAAGGGCTTAATATCCTTCGATGATAATGGACAGATTCTCATCAAAGAGTTTTTGTGTGCTGATACACTCATAAAGCTAGGAATAAATAATAAGATGAAAATCAATGGTCTCGAGAAAGAACATTTCAAATATTTATCAAGACATAGAGAGTTATTTCATTTTAACTAGTTATGATTTAAATCCCGCATTTAGCGGGTTTTTTATGACTGGCATTTGGAAAATTAAAACGACTTATCAGAAAATACAACTTTACAAAATAACGTATAATTACCATTAATCGTATAAGTTGATCAGGGCAATTTGAATTACCGCTTATTTTTACTATATTAAATAAATTAGGGACAAGTAAGGTAGCTAGGATGAATACAAAAATATGGATTTTAGCGGTAGGATTTGCAGTATTTTTATTCGGTTGCTCAGATGAAGAAACACACAAATATACAGAAGTAACCGCATTTAATTTCATTCAAGGGACAGATAAATCAGTTGTTGTTTCATTTGGAGAAAACCCACAAAACCACTATTCATTTGCGATTAAAAAAAAGGATATTAAAAAAGGGACTGAACTTTTTTCTGAGTCAAAAAACAACACTAATTTTGATGTTTTTGCGGAGTTGAATGAGCAAACATTTATTCGCTCATCAAACCATGCAACTTATGCACAATTGAGCGTTGTAGATATCGATAAAAAAAAACAAATAGCTACTTTTAAAATTAAAGCTCAATTAATAGACTTAAATAGTAAGGCCTTAAAAAAGATAGATGAAACGACTGTCAAAATAACGGGTAGCAAATTCATGGCTCTTTTATGAAATAACAAAGCTATGGATACAAATAGAAAGTTTAAAAGCCACACCCGAAAATAACTTAACAAGATACAGGTGGTTAACTAATTTATATAACCGTGGGATCGGTAATTAGATGTTTGCTTAGCCTAATGGGAGCATTTTAGAAACTCTTACCATGGTATATGGCTGTAACGGGTATTTAATACCTGGCAGTAAACCAATGACTACCCACAGCATTAACCCTTATTGCTGACGAATGTGGAATCACCTGTTTGAACAATACGAAATGCCTAAATTCTTACCAGATGACGCCTGTCGCTCAATATCAACACTATTTAGCGAAAACAGTGTTGCACCACATGTAACCGAAAAAATGCTAGGCCAAACAATGCGCGGGGTAATGGCTGTATATAACAAACTTTATTGGATAAAAGAGTAATCTGAAGGTTACGAGCTTTATTGTCAGCTGATAAATATAGGAAATGAATTTAATAAGAGTTAACTCGGCCGTTAAAACTTGTGACAGAATATGGTGATTGATTCAATATATAGTAGCTGAGTAGCTGAGTAGCTGAGTAGGTGTTCAAGTTTTGTTTTCTGTATTTGAAATAATGAATGAAGCGCATATTTAACCAATCTACTTTATTTCAAGATAATAAGAAACTTAGCGATAGTAATATCTAAAGTAATTTGTTAAAACTATATAAATTAGCGTGGCATTATAGTGTCTGAATTAAAAATTTGACTTCTTGTTATTAAAAGGAATAGTACATATGGCGTCACTTAGTTCTCGCACTTTGTTTGAAAAATATGCGTCTGCAGTAGTTTATGTTAGCGTTGAGCTACCTAATGGTAATCAATCTATAGGAACAGCATTCCACGTAGGGGAAGGGGTATTTGTTACTGCGCGTCATGTAGTCGAAGACAACAAAATTTTAGAAATTGCGAATACTGTCGGCCGTGGTTTTCTTGACCCTAGCGATGGTTCTATTGGTGATATTGAAAACAATTCTTATAAAGAACTAGGTCCAGGTAAAGGTAAGCTAGTGAAAGGCCCTTTATTTCATCCTGATCGCTCTGTTGATATTGCTGCGCTAGTTGTTGAAGGTTTAAATTGTGCAGTGGTACCGCTAGGTTCGCATCTTGATGACTGGATAAATGACGAAGCGTTTTGTTTAGCTGAAGTTTTAGTGATGGGTTATCCACCTATACCATTCTCAAAAGAACCGAAATTGATTGCTACACGTGCTGAAGTTAACACAATCATAGATAAGTATACTGGTGGGCACCCTCACTTTATAGTTTCTTCTATTGCCCGAGGAGGGTTCAGTGGAGGCCCTTGTTTAATTGAGTGGAACTTTACATTAGGTGTTGTAACAGAATCGTTAGTAGAGGGGGATAATTCTCCTGAGGCGGGCTACATGGCTGTTGTGTCTATAGAACCTGTTTTCGTTTGTTTATCACATAATGGGATATTACCGAAAAAACAGGCTGAAGGATGGAATGGGCTATGGGATCATGATGGCTAAGCTAGTTCGACAAATAGAGCGTAGATTTATGTAACTACAAGATATTATGCTCTAAAGATAAGCAAACTTTAGATTGTTTTTAATTTAATCGCCTAATATTTCAAATAATAGGTTTTGCGTAATACGATAAGCACCTTGTTTTTACAGGGTGCCAGCTTGGTTCTATAGCAAGGTAAAAAAATGGATAAAGAGCTTGAATATTGGAAACATGAAACAGTAGCATTTTTAGCACTACAATCTATTTGTGGTGTAGGTTTTAAGACACTGTATAAAATTGCAGAGCAAAAAGCTAGCTTTAGAGAGTTAATTAAAACGGAAGATATTAATTATTTTGAAAATAAGCTTAGCCATAAATTAGATGATTCGATTAAAGCGAATACTGAACAATGGATGCAGTATAAACTTGATTTGTGGGCTAAAGGAGTTGAGCTTGCAAGAAATTATACAAAAAGAAACATTAGCATCTGGTTCTATGAACAAGACTATTTTCCACAACAATTAAAAACTATCCCTGAGCCTCCTATGTGGTTATTTGTCGAAGGGGATTACAGAATATTACATAAAAAATCAGTAGCGATAGTTGGGAGTCGTAAAGCTTCTGAGGATGGAATTTGGTTAACAAAGTATATTATTGCATCTATGGTTGGCCAAGATTTGGTTTCAATTAGTGGTCTTGCAGATGGGATAGACCAAAAGGCACATCTAGAATCTATTAGATATGAATTGCCGACCATTGCTGTTTTGGGCACAGGGGTTGAGAGTAACTATCCAAGAGGATCTGAAAAGATTAGATCTCAAATAGTTGAAAATGGCGGTGCAATCGTAACAGAATATCTTACAGACCAAAGTTATAGTGCAAACAATTTTATCCGAAGGAACCGTATTCAAGCGGCTCTGTCAACTATAACAGTCCCTGTTGAATGGAAAATTAAAAGCGGGACAGCCCACACAGTTAATTTTGCAAAAAGGTATGGGAAGTTTCTTGTGATGCCTTATTTATACTCATCAGATTTACAGACTGAGGAAATCCAACTTATAGAAGCATATAAAAAGGGAGCGACTTTTTATATTCCACAAAACACGAATAAACTAATTGAGTTTTTACAAGAACCAAAAAGCAGAGAATCAATACTCGTAACAAAAAAAGAAAACCAATTGTCAATGGACTTATAAGGATAAGATATGGAAGCTAAGCGATTGAAGGGTGTAATCTTAAGTGTTGAAGATACACTTCTAAGCACTGAGAATTATAAAAAAGAAATATTTTCAGAAGTAGAAAAGTTAGTAGCTTTTCTTAAGTTAAGGGGAATTACTCCTGTACTGCTTGCGAACCGTGCTTGGACAATTACAGACAAGGATGGTAATAAAAAGTGCCTGTTCGAAGCACTTGAAAGTCATTTTAATAACCTGGTCATTTTCACTCGACAAAGAGATCATAAGGTACCTAATAAGCCTCAGTCAGCTGCTACTGAATACGTCTTAAAAGAAATGAACTGGAAATCTAATGAGGTGGTATATATAGGCAGTAGCATTAATGATATGCGAACAGCAGTGAATGGTAAAATTCTATTTCTTCGTGCAACTTGGTATAGTAATAACTTAGATTATGGCTTTGAGTTTCATGAGCCAAAAGAGCTGGCTAGGTTTATAGATACCCTATGTTTACGGACACACTTCTGGAGCTTTGAAATTAATGATAAAGGGTTTGAGTATTATGCTCTTGCTCCTTTCAGTACATACAAGCCTCAATTTAAAAAGTATTCAGAAAATGCCCGAGCTGCAGCTAAATTTGGTCAAGGTAATGTCGACTTTTGGTTGGGGGCTTTAGTGACGAGCATGTATTTTACAGGTATTTATAAAAGTATTGACTTTATAGCCTCTTACCCTGGTCATAAGGTTGGCTCTGGTAATGATAAAATGAATGATGATCTTATGACATTTGGGAAATGTTTCAACAAAGGTTACTTACATGATTTGGTAGTACGACACAAAGATGCTTTGAAGTCGCAAACTGCTAGGAATCAAGGGATTAAAATAGATTATCACAATCAATTAAATACAATAAAGTTAAATAAATTGCCAACTAAAAATTATGGAAAATCCTATAAAAATCCACCATTACAAAGAGGCAAAACGGTTTTATTAATTGATGATATTTGTACAAAAGGTTGGTCAATAGATACTGCAAGAAAGTATATTGAAAAAACGGGTGCAAAAGTTGTAATGGTAACTTGGTTGAAAACAATTAATACAGATTTTGAAACCATAGGTGAATTACCTAATTTCAATCCATATCAAGTAAATGATTTTGAAAAAATTATGCCAGGTAAATACTATCCTTATCATTCTAATCTAGTTGATCCTAATGCATCCGAAGAGCTAGGTACGCAATTACAGCAATATTTAGATTGGGATTGGCCTAAATTTTAATCAGTTAATTGGCATGTTAAAAACCCGGACATTGCGGGTTTTTCTAGTTAATCACTTTTCACACTGACTTACCCGTAAAGATTACCTTACCAACCAACGTACAATTCCCATTGATTGGGATTAGCTGCTCTGGCCAGTTGGGGTTGGCGGCTTTTAGGAATTTGTGGCCACCTTCGATAATGAGCTGTTTAAATGTAGCTTGGTTATCGTCGTCTAGGCGGGCTACTACGTATGAACCGTGTATGCATTCGGCTTCAGGATCTACAAAAATCAAATCACCTTCATAAAACTTTGGCTCCATGCTCACACCTTGTACCTTTAAAACAAAGGTTAGATCACTGCAATTAACAGGGCACATATAACGCTCTGCGTCATACGCTTTAATTTCACTTATTTCTGACCAAGCACCGGCTTGCACCCAGCTGATAAGCGGGGCAGTAGCTTTGATTGATGGGCCTGCTGATACATTGCTGTTGATGTCTTTGCTGTCACCAATGCCAAATCGCAAATATTCCGGTGTACACTTTAATGCTCTAGCAAGCGCTTCAATATTTCGTGGGTTTTTGGTTTCCCCACTTTCTAGTTTTTGTATTGAATTTTGCGCGACACCAACTTGTTCGGCTAATTGATACTGAGTTAAAGATAGAGCTTTCCTCTGCTCTCTGACGCGATTTGCAATGTCCATATTATCTCCAAAAGTTGTTCGATTAAAACGCTTTAATTATCTGTTCGGAAGATTATCACAACTTTAAGTGGTTTTGGTCAAATCGCTATTATTGGTTTTATTTTTAAAAATACAACCTAAAGTGGTTTACAAGCTAATGGAATGGATCGTATTATAGAAAAAAGTGGTTAGCAGCTAGTGGAGATTAAAATGTCAGCCATAGATAAAGCAGTAAAAATAATTGGTGGGCAAACCAAGCTCGCTACAGTACTAGGTACTAAGCAATCCGTTGTGCATCACTGGGTTAGCCGCCACGGACAAGCTCCAGCGAAGTACATTCCACGTATTTCAGAACTAACTAACGGTGAGGTATCGGTAAACGATTTACTGGCCGATCATCAAAAAGCAAACAAGGAAGATGCAGCATGAGCACTGAACAACAAATCATCTTATTAGATATTCACCCAGACGCAAAAGCGGTGTTGTTTGCACTACTGCAAGAAAATAATCAACTACGCGCTGAGCTTGAAGAGCAAAAAGACCGCCTAGTAAACACCCGCGAAGCAATGGAAGTTATGGGTTGTGCCCACGCCAAGTTTTGGAAACTTAGTAAGTTTGATGGCTTCCCAAAACCAGTGCAATTCGGCAAAAGCAATTACTACCGCATTAACGAGCTAATAGCGTTTAGAACCCAGCACCAACAGCAAGTAAACAACTAGGAGTTAATCATGGCACAAGCACTTGTTAAATCAGCTGATAGCAAACAACCAGCACCACTCAAAGTAGCAGAAGGGCGGCACATACCAAAAGGTCTAGCCGAAATTAAAGCATTAATGAGCGATACAACGCGTACACCAGGTTACGTGTTTAATGCTGTTTTAAATGACCAACAACGAAAAATAGTTTGTTTTGCTGCGGGGCTTAAACAGCGTCATGTAGAAATGAGCTTTTATAAATTTAATATCCAAGAGCGTAATGCCGTACACAAAGCACTTTTAGCCTTGCAAAGTATTGTAGCGGCGTTTGACGATGCCAATGTATTAATGCCCGAAAAGTTTGAAAGAACCCAGCCCAAGTTTGATGTTATTCCGCATTTAGTTGAAAAGTCAAAAACTGATTCACAAACACATTAAGGATTAGCCATGACTCCCGATCAGTTAATCAATCAAGACAGTGGCAATGTTGAGTTTTACACGCCCGCTAAAGTTTTGAAGTATGTGCACCAAATGTTTCCGGTTATTGATTTAGACCCTGCAAGTTGTGCAGTGGCTAACAAGTCAGTAAAAGCAACGTGTTACTTAACGAAAGAAGACGATGCATTAACACGAAATTGGATAGCTAATACTGTTTGGTTAAATCACCCATTCAATAAAGGTGAGCTGGCTTGTAAACCAAAGTGCGTTAAAAAAACATGTAACGACCCGAGCTATCATAAGTATCGCGGCCACTGCATTACTGAAAACATAGCCAGCAACGGCGATTGGATTGACTACTACTTAGATCAGTATGCACAAGGTAACTTTAAAGAAGCAATGAACATCACCTTTGTTAATAGCTCAGAGGCATGGTGTCAAAAGTTATTAAATGCAGGTTTAAGCTGTTTTATTGATGGCCGTACACACTTTAACGACCCACAAGGCAACATTAAAAAAGGCGCCCCAAAAGGCTGTTTCATTACTTACCTAGGTAATAGAACCGACGAATTTCGCAAAATATTCTCAGCGCTTGGAGTAGTGAAGTAATGAAACTACACCCAAAACAGCGCATCTGTTAAAAAACACACACTAATTTAACCCCCAAGGACTACTGAAAAATGAACACTATCAAAGACCAAGATCTATCTAAAAATCAGCAATTACTACGCAATATCGTTTTACATGCTGTAGACCAAGCTAATTTTACGATTCGTAATTTAGCCAAACGTCCAACAGTTGTCATGCTTATGGAATGCGAAAACTGCCTCACTGACTTTATGCCTGTGATTAAGTTAATTGCAGACGAGCATATTGAATTCGCGCCAGTGTTCGACCAAATGGCGATGGCATTAGATGCCGCCCAAGTTCACGGCGAACCTGAGTTAATCGAGCTTAATTAATAAATGGCTAACCCTAGACCGCTCGATCTTGATGCCCTTAGACTATCTGGTATAGCTAAGGGCTTAATTTCGTCTATTAACGATATCGACGACCGCAACTTTTTAGCGCGTGGTTTACAAAGCGTTCCTGTGCCTTTGCAAAGTCGCATGGCTCGTAAGTACATTGATCGTTATAACCAAAAAAAAGCGGGTAGCCAGTTCCGTGCAAATACATGGCTGCGCCGCACTATTGCCAGGTTAAAACCACGCTTTGGCGTGCTGTTTAGTATTACTCAAAATATGCCATTGCCGTGGCATATTTTAAGCAGTATTGAAAAAACCAAAAAACACGCAGGCACGCTTGCCATGGAATGTGTGCAAATTGCCCTTGATGTAAGCGAAGAACACCAACGCCTAAGCTATGAAAAAATAGTACGCCTTACGTATGAAGCAGTAGCCGATCATGCTAAATCGTTTGGTGTGAATGTGCCGTTTTATAACATGCGTGAAGATGACCTACCGCCAGCATGCTTTGAAATTGCCTTGCTTAAAATGCACTGCGACAAGTGGTGGGCACGGCAATTAAAAACCCTGCGCAAACAGTTTTTAGAGCTGCTTGAAATTGCCACCGGTCAAGTGGGTAAAGACCTTTACCACGACAAAAAAAGCAAAAAGCCTAAACGCCGTGGTATTAGCCCATATTCATCAAAACAAGCACAGCGTGAATTTAGCTTTGCCCAAGCCAGTGGCCGTCAGTTCTTAGAAATGATGGAATTACAAAGCAGTGACGGCGATGTAATTGACCTGATTGAAGCCGTAAAAAGCGGCATGGCAAACCCAGCTAACCGCCGTAACGAGTTAATGCTGCGCATTCGTGAAACCGAAGAACTAGCCGACGAAATGGGCTATGTTGCTATGTTTTACACCATTACGTGCCCTGCACGTTTTCATGCCAATGCAAGTACGTGGGACGGCTCAACCCCTAAAGACGCACAAAATTATTTAACTACAACATGGGCGCGTGCCCGTTCTAAGCTTAACCGCCGCAACCTTAAATACTTTGGTGTGCGTGTAGTTGAGCCGCACGCTGACGGCTGCCCGCATTGGCACATGATGCTTTTCATGCCAAAAAACAAGCTTCAAGAAATTAACGCTATTTTGCGGTGGTACTTTATCCAAGAAGACAAAACCGAGCTTTACGATCGTTATGGCCCAGAGCTTACTCGAGCCAAAGTATTCAACAAATTTGTAGATATAAACACACACGGCACACATATAAAAACGGTTGAGGCCTGTGTTAAATATCGTGCTCATACCGAGAAAACCCACTTATTCAAGCTGTATAAACAAAAGCGTAGCGCTTGGGGCTTTGCTAAAAAGAAGGCTAACGAAGTAGCTATACAGCGCAATAAAGAAGAAGCCGAAAAAGCCAAAGCTGAACACAGAGAACCTAAAAAGTTTAAGGCGAAAAACCATAAAGCGCCTACCAAATTTTACCGTACATTCAGCCCACGCTTTGACGCTGTAAAGCTCGACAAAAGCAAGGGTAGTGCAGCGGCCTACATTGCTAAATACATCAGTAAAAATATTGATGGTTATATGCTGACCGATCACATAGACGCTGAAACAGGCGAGAACCTGCAAGAACAGGCTAACCCCGTTTTAGCCTGGGCGAGCACGTGGAATATTCGACAATTTCAGTTTCAGGGCTCACCAAGCGTCACCGTTTATCGTGAATTGCGACGCATGCGCACCGCTGTAAAAGACGAAATCATAGAGCCTATTCGCCATGCTGCCGATACCGCTAACTGGAAAGACTACGTAAAACTACAGGGCGGCATGTGTATTGGCCGCGCCGCTAACTTTAAATCAATGTACGAAGACACCCCAATGGGCAACGACTACGCCGAAGTAGTGCGCCGCATTAAAGGTGTTGTGACTAACATTGATTACAAGGCCGTACTTACACGTTTGTTTAACAACGTGCATAACGTAACAGATTTAACCAGCTTAAAAACTCGCCTTATCGAATGGACAAGGCAACTCAAGGGCACAGCAGAAAAACTCGCAGCTAAGGCTAGCACCAACGTCGGCGCAGCCGACCTATCTTGGTCTAGTGGTAATAACTGTACGCCTATAGCCGTGGGCTCTAGCGCCGAGTTGTTACTCGATATGGTGGGCTCTTCAAAAAATGACCTTGATGATCTAATAAAGGATCTAAATAGCGGGAAAAGGATCGCGACAAACGGCCAAATTTACCAAATTAGAGACGGCCAATTACAAGTTTTAGACGACGCAGCGCAACTTAAGCATGAAAAACGTTTAGCGATCGAGGCAACAGCCAAAACTAACAGCTTAAAAGATGGCCGTTGGTTAGTCACCGATGAAGATTGGAACAAAGCCCGCGAATTTATAGCGCAAGTTTATAAGCATGCAGAGATAGACGGACGCACAACACTTATTCCAACACGAAATAATAGAGGCTTAATCACCATTGGCGATTGGGACTTAGCAATTTTAGTAAACAACGGCAGCGCATCAGCAGTTAGTGATAACGACTGGTGGGCACTGGATCAACTGGCGTAGGAGAAAACATGACTATTCAAATCTCAAAAGTAGATATGCCAAAGGCATGCATTAGTTGTCAGGCGTTTTGCCCAAAAGGTTATGCAGAGGATCAGCACAGCCCGTTTATTACAAAATTCGATAAGCCAGCGCCTAAAACCCAATACGGCCAGTGCAGTAAAACCAATAACAGCGTATTTGCTACCGAAATTTGCACCGGCTACCAACAAGAACCTAACGCCAACGTATTTGCAGTAACTAACAGACCACAACCAAAACAACAGGTGACATTATGAATACTCACTCAGCAGCAGAAAAAATGCTATCAACAGGGCTCTTTTACAACGACCTATTACTAGGCCGTGAGTTTGGTTGCTCAGCCAAACACGGTGCCCGTTGTATTAAAAATATATGTGCCAACCCCCGTTACCAAGTCGTGATAGAGCAAAACCCAATTAAACGGGTAAAAGTAACCGCCATCGATGGCCGCACAATGACTATAGATAAATTACAAAACACCGCGCTGTTATTTAAACGCCCAAGTTTATTAATTGGGGCGCAAGCATGAAGCCAACAGTAAAACGCCGCAACTGGATTTATCATTCAGTTGTTAAACCAAAGAAAGAATCAGATTAACTGAAGCACAGCCATTTTTAACTATGAAGTACTATCACTCGAGTACAGACAAATTTAACTATGCCACCTGGTCGCATAGTTAAATTTAACTGTGTTGGCCACAATAGATAAATTTAGCTATGCCAGCAGCTAAGGAATACAAATGACAAATAAATCAGAACACGAAAGCTATTTAGGCGCTAAAGGTGGTAGTGGTGTTTATCAGGCAATTATTAATGTAATGGCTCCGCATGAATTTTACGGCGAACTATTCTTAGGGACTGGTGTTGTATTCAAAAAGAAAGCGCCGGCTAAATATAACGTGGTGATTGATAAGTCACAAACCATGCTAGACAAATTTAACTATGTGGTACCAGAAAACAAAATTTGCGGCTGTGCCATAGAGTACTTAGAAAACTTTAAGCCATTTTGCAAAACACAGCTTTATCTTGATCCGCCATACATGCCAGAAACCCGAACCAGTAACGCCCGTTATGAACACGAACTGACAGAGGCCGATCACCAGCGTTTACTAACAGCAGCAAAACAGCAAAACCCAGATGACGTTAAAATTATAATATCGGGTTACGCCAACTCACTTTATAACGAAATGCTAAAAGATTGGTGGCGAAAAGACTTTCAAGCCATGACACGCGGCGGCGTTCGTACTGAAACAATATGGCTTAACTACCAACCAGGTGACGTGCATTATCATACCTATGCGGGTGATAATTTTACCGATCGTCAGCGTATACAGCGAAAAGCCCAGCGCTGGGCAAATAATTATAAAGCACTACCGCCAGGCGAACGCCAAACAATCATGGCCGCGCTATTAAGTATTGAATAATAAATTTGCAAACCCCATAAAAGGGACTATCTTTAAAGTGACTATTTTATAGTTAAAAACTTCAAATCCTAAAAAAGGCTGACATCGGATGTCGGCCTTTTTTATGCCTGAAATTCATAGACTTTGCGTACAGCCGAATGTTATATAGATACGCAATTGTAAAAATGGATTCAATGAAATGCTTAAAAAGCTAGATAAATACATGGACGATTTAAAATCACCTTACTGGGAAGTTTATTTTTGGATCGCTGTAATAGCTATCGGTATTGCTGGCACAGTTGTAATTTTTATTGACCCTATGGGATTAGCGAGCAAGTTTGGTAATGCTGGTAGTTTTTTAGGTGGCTTATTTACTATAGCGGCAGTATTTATTGCGGTGATTGCCTACAAATCGAGTATTAGAAGTCACCATGACAAAATAATTTTAGAGGCTCTTGGTGAGTTATCTTTAGAGATTATTCCAGAATTGTTAAAGACAATAGAAAGAGGTTCTATAAAGTTAAGAGTTGATATTTATAAATTAATTCATGGTAATTATGATGTTAGTAAAGAGGTCAGTGATAGAGTTAAAAAAAGATCTTCCGATCTGAAAAAATTAAAAAATAACCTTACAGTAAAAATGAACTATATCATTATATATTCTAATAACCAGAGGGGTTACCCAGAGTCATTTTATGAGTTAATCAATATCATTGATGAACTACTTAAATTTTCATATTACTTAGTAAATGAAGATAAAGATTTGCGAGATCCTATTGAGCTAAAAAAATATTTAGGCTGGGTTGAAAAAGGATTGCTAGAAATAGACTTTTATAATAAATACATTAAAAAAAGTGTAGAGTTAAAAGGTGGCGTTACGATTCAATCTGATCAAAATGAACTGAGAGACAGACTGATTCAGGTTAGAAATAATTTATTCAAAAATATCAAATTAAAGCCCAATTAACTCTAATTGCTGTTCTCGAGGTAAATTTTTAATAAGCGCCGCGGCCAGTTCTTGGGTGCTTTTTACAGGAGGATTTAAGAAGTGATCAAAAGATTGGGTAATGCGGAACGTAGCCCCGCATTCTTTAGTGTTAGTACACGAGCAATATAAATTAACGACATGCGCGCTTTGCTTTTCACGAGACGTAATTATTGCTTTAGCTTCACAATTTGGACAAGTAACCCGCGCCATAATTTCACCAATCGTTAAAAGTACACTGTAATTATATACAGTCATTTAGTTTGTGACAAATTATAAAGCTGCTGTAAAATTTGCGCATAAGTTAAATAAATTTAAAGGACTAATGATGGGTGGAATTGTTGAAACCGTAGTTTGTGGGTTTATAGTTTTAATTGTTTACATAGCAGTTAAAGAATCGGGTGCAAAAGATGCAAAAATTAGAAAACTCGAAGAAGATAAAGAGCGATTATTGAACATCGAATTTAACAAGCGATTTAAAGAAATTCACGGTATTAGTTTTAGTGAAGCTTATGATGCATCAGATAATAAGAAAAAATGGGATGAATGGGGTGAAAGAGTTAAAACTGGTCAAATCCATTGGCAGCCAGACTATTATGAATATATTGCTGATGGTTTGTTTAACCCTGATAAGTCAAAACACATTAATATTAATCTTGATTTAGAAGAAGAAAATTATTAAATAGTAAGTCAGGCCCTTCACTTTAAGTGTGTCTAAGGTAGTTAGTGGCAGGGAGCATTATGCAGCAATATTTATGAGTGAGTAAGGCATGGAAGATCTAATTAAGCATATTAGGTATTTATCGGCAGTTACAATAATTTGGATTGATGGAAAGGATGGCTCAGGAAAGAGTTATTTGGCAACAGTGCTAGCAAAAAAATTAAAGTACAATGTTATTCATGTTGATGATTACTTGGTCCCGAGTCAGGGTTCTTACTTTGGCAGTTTAAAGTTAGATAGCCTTAGTCAAGCTATTAATGAAAAATCGAAATATCTGATAGTGGAAGGTATATGCTTACTAAAAGTTCGTGAGGCTCTTGGTTTGAAAAAGGGCTTTGACGTGTATGTAAAAAAAATAAGCCTTGAGGGTGATTGGGCTGATGAAGGTGAATGCAATATTTCTGAACCACCAGATGTGTACATCCAAAGACAACAGGAAGATATCTGCAAAGTAGCAGCAATTTGTTTTATGGGAAAGAAAGATGAAGCTATAGAGTTTCCTGCTGTGGCGCGTGAAATAATTACATATCATTATGACTACAAGCCACATATAAATTCAGACGCAACATATAGTAGAATTGAACAATAAATGCCTATAAATAGTTTAAATTGACTGTAGGCTTTACTATCAACCTCAGTATTCCTTACTACTTCCTCTATCATTAACTTAATCAGCGAGTCAGTCCCGCTCTAAAGCACAAAGCATTATATTTAGTTGACTCGTAAGGCTAGCTGCCAAGAACCAAAAAGCTGAAAAATTCACTCCTCCTCGCCTTCCGCTTTCGTGCAAAAAACGCGTCAAATTGACAACCACTGTGACACATCATTAATCGCCAGCCAGCCCAGTAAAAGGATCTGTAAGTAATTTTAAAAAGATCGCATTGTCAAAAAGTGACAATGTTTGGCAATAAAGTGACAACAAAAAGATCAAATAGCTGGTGATTTACCTAATATTGAAATATCATTAATTTATTATCAGTTAAGTGATAAATAAATTGTGAAGTATTTGCATAAAGGCTCACAAAGCCAAGAGCGATTAGATGCGCTTTTATCGTTTGGTAAAAGTACCAGTGAAGATATAAAAGCAGCACTCAGTGATTACTTAGTTCGTGGTATCAGCAAGACCAATGCAGCAACGCTTAATGGTGTGCAAGGACCAAATTTTACAAGGGCACTTAAGCGTCTTGAAGTTGTTGCCGGTAAATTTGAAAACGCATTAGAAATTGAATGGTACTCAAAAAGGCAGGATATGAAATTAGAATTAATAAAAGAAAGAGTTGATGCTTTATTTGTTGAGTTAAATTCGTTACTAACCAGCCTTGATTATTCAGACGATGATTTAGAAAAGCATACCAACAGAATAATTAACAGGCTTGAATTAGAGATTGATCATATCGGTACCAGTAAACGCAGTACTGAAAATGAGCATTGTTATATGTCTGAAATTTATGGGGAAGCAATAACCCCATTAGCTAATAGAAACGAAAACGTAACCTCTAGGATAGAAGAATGTATTGAAAGAGTTAATGAATGGCAAAGTAAGCTAATTAGACGGTAGTGGACACTAATTTATCTTTCCTACAACATAGAATTTCAACAATCAATGGCATAATGTAAACAAATTTGCTAAGTATGTTTAATGGAAAAAGAAGTTTACTAAAACATTAAGAAGACCTATCTAGCGAATTTTACAAACGTAAGGAAAACCTAGTGAAATTTATAATAATGGTTATGGTTTATTTTATATCATTTTCAGGTTTGGCTAACGATTCCATCGCTGAAATGATATGTAATGCTTATAAGAAAGAAGATGATAAAAATAAATGCTTTACTGAATTAAAAGAGGATCCTAAGTATATTTCTTTTAAATTTGGTGTTTCAGCATGCCCTGAAAAAAAATATTGGGAAGAATTTATCGATGAACAATATAGCAATAATAAGCCTGAAATAAGGGGACTTGATACATATTGTTTATCCCTAAGAGAAGGAAATATTGTTTTTGGCTTTTTAGATAAAGCCTACTATAAAGGTCATGAATTGGTTCAAGTTAAGTCTAGTGGTGGTACTTTATTGTGGTTAGAATCTTCAGCGATTAAGGATATAGTTTTTAGTCAAACAGAAAAGCCAGAACCCTGGTTAACTGTTTTAAGAAACCAACATGGTAGGATAATAAATAATACGACCAAGTAATAAAACTATAATAAGTAATCTGGTACAAGCGCTAGCTCTTAACTAGCGCTTTTCTTCCTTTCCCGACCACCCCAAAACGCTCTAAACAATCGCATTAACCCAAGCGTTGAAACGGCAATACCCACTATCACAAATTCAAAGTACCAGGGCGCGCCGTTATAGCCCATTGCTTGCCAGCCTTTTTGCATATACGGCTGCATTGCGGGGATAAAGTGACACACAAACAAACCCAAAAAGAATAAAATGATCACTTCATCCATCATTGTTTTGTCGCGGTTCTTCAGCACAAGCAAGTCATAGTCCGCGTCGTTTTGCTCGGCTTGCATGCAGCGTTTTGCTTTCGCTTCAAACTGGGCAATTTTAAAATTGTTTTCTGCGCGTGCTACGTCTGCGGCCATTTCAGCCGCAATGCGTTTTCGCTCAACATAGCCGCCGGTTAAATCGGCTATTGGGTCTGTGATAAATGAAACCAGTGTTTTAAGCCATCCCATTATTTTATCCCCCTGATCAATTTAATAAATGCTTTTGGGTCTTTGCTAAAGGCTTTAATTAGCTTGTCGAACCCTTCAAGTAAATGCGGGGCCGCGTAGGCTGTTACCCCAATCACGCCTGTTTTTAGGTTTTCATCAAAGCCGCGCCACTCACAAAACATGGCTGATAGGTAGGCTGCAAATATCGCAATCAGCACACTCATAAAATAATGAAAAAACGTAAACTGCCGTTTGCTCAAATACATTTGGATTGCGGCTGCTAAAAAACTCAACATAAGTAATCGCCCCCATTGTTTTATAAATTCGATAACATCAATCCAGCTCATGCGCTTTCCTTAGGTGTTGGGTTTAGGTCTGAATATTCAGGCTCTTTAAAATCAATGTGCTGTGCAGTAGGCAAATAGTTGTTGATCCCTAATACATCTTGCTGCAGGGGCACAACTTCGTTGTTGTAATAGGCGCGGGTGATTTTGTCTAAATCACCAAAGCCGGGGCTGTCGCCAGATGATTGACCGCTAAGTGCTTCTTGTGCACGGTGCATACTGAGCATGTCGTTAAGGGTAATTTTTTTAATGCGCTCAAATTCGTCTTTAGTTGATATGTCACCCACTGGGGTTATTTTTAACGACTTTTCAGCATCGGCTTTTTGCCCCCTAAAGTTTAAAAACAAACTTCTAAAGTTGCCCACGCCTTTACTGTCTTGAATAGCTTTTTTAAGTGCGTTTTCATCTTCTAGGCTCATGAACGGGTCGGCCATTGAAAATATAAAGCCCATGTGTGCGCCGTTCTTGTAGTAGCGACGGCGAAATAGCGTGGCATCTTCATTGAGTAACGCGGATTGAATACCACCGTAATATTGCGGTATGCCGTAAATACCTTGAGCTGGGTCATACTCTTTTACGTGGATAACTTCACCGGCATTAAAATAAATAGGCTCATGGCTTTGATTACTTAATTGCGCATACACACCGCGTTTATCTGTATAACGCATAGTGAGGGCGGGTAAATGGCGCAGTTTAATGACTTGGCCAAAGGCGTTTTTAATAATCTGTAAATACGCGTTACCGCTCCACAGTAAATCAAACGCAAACTTGCTAAGGGCTTGGTGGCTTAATAGTGGGTTAGGCTTATACCACTTTAAGATCATGTTGCGCTTAAAGTAGAGTATGGGCCCATGCTGGGCATTAACTCGCAGCAATTTAACTAAGCCGTGCAAACTAATGGGCGGTGCATAAATGCCGTTGCTGTCGCTAAATACCCCAACGTAATCGGTTAGCCGGTTGTCTAAACATGGCTCGGGATCACCAAAGCTAAATGAATCGGTCATTGTGGTGCGTTGATTGTAGTTAGGCGCTTGGCCGTTACTTACTTGTAATCGTGGTTTGGTCATTAAGCTGCAATTCCTACAGAGGTTTGACGGTTAAGGGCGTTGCCGTCGAGTGGTTCAAATAACATGGCGTGCATAATTGCCCACGCAATATCGGCATGGCCTGTGGTGGCGGTGCGGTTTGTGGCATAGGTAATTTGGTCGCCAACCACTTTGCGGCGAATATTAATAAATGAGCTGGCAATATTTACCGCGTCCTGGTCAAACTCAAGACGGCGGTTTTGAATAACGTTGATTGCCTTGATCACCATGCGGTTTTTAATAATTGGGTTGTAATGGATAGGCTCTGCGTTAGGGTAAAACTTAGTGATAAGCTCCCACACACCGTAACCAATGCCGGTGGTATCTACGCCAATATGTACCACGTTGTATTTTTCGGTGAGGAGCTTTATTTCAGCGGCCATGGCTTCAAAGTCATTGCCGCTTAAATCGATTGCTTCAAGCAGGCGGAATTTTTCGCCGGGTTTCATCGGGGCACTGAGCACGGCAACACTGGCTTTGTCGCCAAAGCGGGCAGGATCAAACCCAATAACGACAGGTTTTAAACCATAGGGGCGCTCATCGTCTAAATCAAAGTCAGTCCATTTGGTTGAATCGCCTACACAGTTCATCAGTTGTTTTAAGTTAAACGCGCTGTGTGCATCATCAATAAACTTACACATAAACAAGTTATTAAACTCATCTAGCGAGTATTCGTTTTCAAGTACACTAATATCAATGCGGTCAAAGCCAGAGTTCACCACATCGTGCACAGTGAGCATTTGGCGCCAAATGCCGTCGTCACACAGCAGGCCATGCTTTAAGTTTTTATGGCTAACATCAATGGCAAATTCAGGATCGTTGCAGGCTTTGGTTTTACGAAACCATTTACCATTCCAGTGATCATACGCTTCGTGGCTGGTAACACTTGGTGTACTAAAGTAGGTAATACGTAAATGCTTATGCGTGGCCATGGCTTGTGCAAGGCCGCGCAGTGTTTTGTATTTAGGTATCCAAAACACTTCATCTATATATAAGTCGCCGGATTCGGATTGCGCAGTACGCGCATTGGTTGACTTAAATATCAGTTTAACCGTTTTTCCGCCGGCTAAATTTAACACCATCGGCGAGCCAGTTAATTCAATATTAAAATGCTCACGACATAGGGCTACAATATTGGCTTTAAATACTTCGGCTTGGTCGCGACTCGCGGATATAAATATTTTATTACGGCCATTCACTACAGCATCGTAAAAGGCTTCAAACGCAAAATAGAAAGTTGCGCCAATTTGGCGGGGTTTTAATATAAAGCGGGCGCGGTGGTCTTGGTTATCAAACCAATGCTTTTGGTGCGGGTAAAGTAGTTTGTCTTTAAGCTCGTTAAGCATTTCAAGCGTAATGCCTGAGCAATCGTTCTTCTTTTTCTTCTTCGATTTTTTATCATTACTGTTATGACTGCCGCCGTTATTATTGCTAGTCGCATCGTCATTACTTGCGCGTTGCTTAGGGGCGGGTGCCAGTTTGCTTTTATTAAGTGCACATAATTGGCGGGTGCAAAAATCTAACTCTTTATAGTCGGCATCGGTTTTATTGTCTTTATCGGCCAGTACATTTATGCGTTTGCTATACGCCATTTCGGCATTATAGCTTGGGCACATATCTTCCCACTTACCAGCTTCAGCCCAGCGGCGAACGCTACGTGCACTTGGCATATCGTTAAGCTCGGCTATTTCATCCACCGTATAGCCTTCAACAACATACAAGTCTTGTGCTTTTTTGCGTATCTCTGGTCCGTAGTTCGCCTTCATATTGCACCGCTTTTATTAATCCATAGCGGCAGTGTATTCGTTATAAAGCGCTTAATCTGTCAGTCAAAAACCTAACCATTCCTAAAAGTTAAATATAGGAATTTCAAAAAGTTAAACCGTTGGAAAGGAATAAAAAGAGGGTGCAAACTGCAACTACTTTAAAGCAATACGCTTAATTTGCACATATTTAAAAAGGGTTGTTTATGCCAGGTCAACTACGTACTAAACCGTTATCGATTGCCGCTGTAGGCATGACCGTTGACGGCCGTGAAATATCAGAGCAAGACGTAGCCGACATAGTAGAAACCTACAACCCGCGCAAATACGGCGCCCGCATTAATATTGATCACGAATTTAATTGGTCAGGCTGGGCCGCTAAAAACCTGCATAACGTGGATATACCCGGCATGTTGGGCGATGTAGTAAGCGTACAAGCCTATGAAAACGAAGAAGGCGTTGTGTGTTTATACGCCGTGCTTGCCCCCAATCAAGGCTTTGTTGAGCTGAACAAAGCAGACCAAGCGGTTTACTTTAGTATCGAAATTAGCCGCGATTTTATGGGCTCTGGCAAAACCTACCTAACAGGCTTAGCAGTGACCGACTACCCAGCAAGCTGCTACACCGACCGAATCCATTTCAGTAGTAAGAGTAAACCAGACGACAAGGACGTCGCCTTATTAACCGTTGATTTAGGGTCATGTGAGCCAATCGACACACCACCTAAAAAACCCTTTTTTAAACGATTATTATCATTCAATCAGGAAGAGTCCGACATGAAACCAGAAGAATTCGCAACCGCGTTAAAAGACGCGCTAGGCACACCGTTTGCCGAGTTTGGTAAAAAGCTCGATGGCTTAACAACAAAGCTTGATTCGTTTTCAACCACACAAGTGGAAGCTGAAGAAGCGCAGCCAGAAGGCGAGCAAAGCACAGAGCTAAGCCAAGTTAAAGAAGAATTATCTTCAACTAAGCAGCTGCTTACTGAGCTAACCGATAAGTTTGAAAAAGCATTAAAAACACCTGCGGGTGGCACAACCGACGCCGACGACGAACCAGAAGGCGAAGAAGGCAAATACAGCAAATTGCTGTAAGTGCATCACCTTAACATTACTTAGCAACACGCAGGAAAGCAGATGAAGACAAGAACCCAAGAATTATTCGTCGCCATTATGGCAGGCATGGCCGTTAATTACGGCGTTACCTCTATGAGCGAACAATTTAACGTAGAGCCAACAGTAGAGCAGCGTTTATACGATGCCGTTTACGAGTCAGCTGAATTTTTACAGATGATCAACACCGCACCGGTTGATGACCTTGTTGGTCAATCGGTGATCATGAGTGTAGACGGTGGTATTACAGGCCGCGCAGGGGTTGAAACTGACGACACCAAAGAGCGTAAAACCCGCGACGTATCAAAGCTCGCTAAGCGTGAATACCGTTGTTACCCGGTTGAATGTGACATTCATATCACATGGGTAAAAATGGATCAGTGGTCTAAGTTCCCTGATTTTCATAATCGCTATCGTAACCACGTTCGCCAAGCAATCGCACTCGACATTATTAAAATTGGTTGGAATGGTACACACGTAGCCGATACAACCGACATTACAGCCTACCCAATGATGAACGATGTAAACATTGGTTGGTTGCAGTTGATCCGCCGCGATGCTCCAGAGCGTGCAATTAGTGAAGGCGCAACCGCTGGCGAAATTCGCATCGGTGCCGATGGCGATTACGAAAACTTAGACCAAGCGGTGCACGACGCATTGCAAGGTATTCCTGAGCATAAGCGTGCAAATATGGTAGCCATTATTGGCGACGAGTTATTAGCGCACGATAAAAATAAGCTCTACGCCAAACAAGCCCATACGCCAAGCGAAAAAACCAAGATTGAATTGCAGCAGGTGATTGATACCTACGGCGGTTTGATGACTTACAAAATCCCGTTTTTCCCCGCACGCGGCATTTTAGTCACCAGTTTTGACAACTTAAGTCACTACGTACAAACGGGCTCAACGCGTACCAGTGTAGAAAACAACGCCAAGAAAAAGCGCGTTGAGGACTACCTATCACGCAACGATTGCTACTACGTAGAAGACCTTGAAAAAGTCATGTACTTCGAGTCTACCAGCATCAAGTTACCAAATGCCGCCGGCGACGCGTGGGCATAGCAGCCTGATTATTTAGCAGCAGTTAGCCGCCCTATATTCCTTGTTTCGGGGCGGCTTTTTTTCACAAAATTAAAGAGTGTTTTTAAATGAGCTTAGTCAAAAAATCATTAGCCAAAGCAGCAAGCAGCGTACCAACAAGCACTGACAAAAAAGCGCCAACGGTCGCGGCAACAGCCACGAACACCCATGCGCCAACCACTATCACTACGCAAACCGAGTACCAGCTTTATGCAGCGGCCATCGAATCTGACTTAGCTCAACTAAAAACATTTACAGATATTGCAGATAAAGCGACATACAAATCTGAAGCGTTAGAGCGCCAGGATTACTTAGGTTACATCAATCAATATCGACTAAGCGGCCAGTGCCACCCAAACACCGTTTTAGCATGGGTGTTTATTTGGTTGGTTGATCTTAAACGCTGGGATGCTGTGTTAGAACTACTGCCATTTATGGTTGAGCAAAAGCAACCACTACCAACGGTATTTAATACCAAGCATTGGCCTGCGTTCGTTATCGACCAACTCTATGACGATGCAAATTACTACCTAACAGAATCAAAGTTGCAAGGCTTGTTTGATATTAGCTACGTACTGCGCGGCCTGATCAATACCGTAAAAAATCAAGATTGGAACGGCCTTGAAGTCGTGGGCGGTAAATTGTACGCCATTGCTGCCAAGGTTGATGCAGCCCAGCACAACTATGGTAATGCACTGTTATTTGCAGAGCACGCCCAAGCGATTAACGACAAAGCAGGGGTTAAAGGTTTAGTCGATAAGCTAACGAAACAGTTAAAAGGGATCGTTAGCGAATAACAGCTCCAACGCCGGTGGGCAGCTTAGCACTTCGTCAGCATTCGTTGTTTGACGCCCTGTGACTAAGTGGCGCCCACACCCAATTTAATGTGTGTTTTACAGGTGCAATATGAACTTAAGCGGTATGCCCCAAGCAGATTTACAAAGCATCAATGTTGATGTGCCAGGTAATGGCTATTACCCAGCATTGAGCACCGCGTATTTTATTGAGCACTACGCAGTTACCCAAGAGTATGCCAGCAAAAGTGCGATGCTCGTTGAAAAGCTAAAGCGTGCACAGGGTGAAATTAACCAAGAACTAGCAAGCGCGGTGCTCACCAACGGTGAGCCACTAAACGCACAACAAGTCATGTTTTATAACGATGCGGTTTATAGCAAAGCCAAGGCGCATTTATTGGTATCAAAGCTGGGCAGTACGCACCGAGACAACGCAACAGCACAAAGCCAAACTGCAATTGATAATTATGATCACTGGCAACGCGAAAGCATAAACGCCATGCGTTTACTGCAAGCACTGAGCCCTAACTTATCGGTAGCGCTGTTATGAGTCAGAGCAAAATAGCAATGCTTAAACAGCATTTAGCCACTGCCGTATATCAAGGCCACAAGCTTGCGCTCGATACCCAGTTTGATAGCTGGATAGAAGGCGGGCGCATAGAGCCAAGCAGCAAAACGGTCAATGGCAACGGCTTATTAGCTGCGCGTTTTTATTACTCAGGGGTTATTAGCATAAACCCTTGTGCAGCACCGGCAGCATTGATCTGTGCGTTTGCATCGTTTTGGTTGCAAAACAATGGTGGGCGTTATGACAGCACCGACATTGAATTTAGCGCCGACGTAAACGACGACAACAGCAACGAAGTAGAGCTAACGATAGAGCAGTTATGTGAAGACATCGAGCTAATACACACACCTAACGGCCCATTTGAATTAAACGGTAGTCGTTATGATTTTGGTGAACAAAGCCTGTGGATAGCTGAAGCGTTCACACTGCATGGTGAAGTAAGTGCTTAACGTCAAGTTTGACGAAGGGCGCAGTAAAGAACAATTAGCGTTTTTACAGCTTAAGCCCAATAAACGCCGCAACATATTACGCAGTGCAATACGTGCAGCAAATAAAAGCAGTAAAGAGCGCATTACTGGGCAACGTGATCTGGTAGGCAAAACATGGCAAGGCAGAGCAAATGGCAAAAAAAAGAAAATGCTCACCAAGCTAAAGCGCAACATGAAAGTACGTTACGGCGCCAATAGCGCAGGGGTTTATTTTAGAGGTGGCAACAGCGGCAAAATAGCCCGCGCTCATCAAGAGGGTGTAAGCCTAGATGCAGGCAAGCCAAAAGGTAAAGCCGCACAAAACAAAGAGGGCCCAGCCACGCGAAATTTAGCCCGGGCACTAATAGCTGAGGGCTACACAATACCGCGAGGCAAAGGGAAGGGCAGTAAGCGCCCCAGCATTAAATGGATAACTGAGCATTTAAGTATTAACCAAGCAGGGTTTTTACTGCGTGATTTAAAGGGCAGCTCAGGCAAGAGCTCATGGCAAATTGATTTGCCTGCCCGCTCCTTTTTGGGGCAAACCGTTGCTGAACAAAAACAGCAACAAAGTTTTATTTTAAACAAAGCTATGCACGTGGCGTAGCGCAAAGCAAAAGGAACGACCATGGCACAAGGTAAAGTATCCGTTGCCGCCATTCAAACAGGCAGTGGCGCTACAAAACAAGTAGAGCGCAGCGTGTTATTTTTAGGCCAAGCGCCCGAAAATAATGGCAGCATTCTACCAATCAACGCACAAAGTGATTTTGATGATTTGTTTGGCGCTGCCGACTCACCATTAAAAACCCAAATAAAAGCATGGCAACGCAACGGCGATGACCTAGTCAGTGGCTATGCCATCCCGCATGGCGCCGGTGATAATGTGATGGCCTTAATTGATGAAGCAATGGATCAAGACATCAGTCCTGAAATCATTGTTATTTGTACGCCCGTCACTGGTAAAGCCGAAATCGAAAGCTATCAAGCAAAAGCGCTTGAAATCCTGTCAGGCCAATCGCGTTACGTGCGCTTTTTATTAGCGGCACCAGGTTTAACGCCTGAGCAAAATTGGTCAGATTTAGTCACTGCACTGCAACCCTTAACGGATGGTGTAGTAGGCGAACGCGTTGCAGTGATCCCGCTTTTATTTGGTGATGAACTCGGCGGCGTAACAGGGCGTTTATGTAAAAGCTCAGTCACGATTGCTGATAGCCCAATGCGTGTACTCACTGGGGCATTATCACTTATGCCACACCCAACTGATGCAGCAGGCAAACCACTTACTAATTCAACCACTGCGGCACTGGATGCAAATCGTTTTAGTTGCACGCAGTTTTACCCTGATTTTGACGGCACGTATTTTGGCGATGTAAACATGCTGGATGCTGAAGGCGGTGATTTCCAAAAAATCGAAATAGGCCGCATTGTCGATAAAGCCGCGCGTGCCGTTCGCATCATCGGTATTCAAAACGTTAAAAATCGCCGCTTAAACAATAGCAGCACCGGTATTGAATTTGGTAAACGCATCATGGGTAAACCACTGCGTGATATGGCGCGATCAGTCAACATCGGCGCCGACAAGTTCCCTGGTTTAATTGACGCCCCAAAAGACGACAGTATTAACCTCACGTTTATGGATGCGACCACGTTGCAAGTTGTGCTTAAGGTTAAGCCAATCGATTCACCCAGCACCATTATTGTTGGGATCATGTTAGATAACGCAGAGTAGGAGCGCGAACATGCAAAAGGTATTAGGCGGTAAAGACTTCGATATTTTTATCGGGGGCTCGATGGTTCACGTTATGGAAGCCACTTGCAAAATTACGGATGGGCGCACCGTTAAAAAAGTGCGTGGTATTCCAAAAGGATTTATTGATGGCGACGTTGAAGGCGAAGTAACGCTAAAACTCGATCACGAAAACTGGTTATTAGTGCAAGCGCAAGCCGAAAAAGCAGGCAGTTGGAAAGGCATTGAACCGTTTGATGTGGCATTTAATGCAGAAGTAGCCGCCGGTAAAAAGAACGTTGAAGCGTTTGGTTGCTTGCCGCAGTTAGACGAAATTTTAAACATCAAAGCCGATGGCGGCGAAGAAGACACCACAACAATTAAGTGTCCGATCACCAGCCCTGATTTTGTCAAAATTAACGGCGTGCCTTATCTAACCGCTGATGAAGTGAGAGATCTGTAATGACTAAAGCCATTCGCACACTGACTGCCACAACATTACTAAGCACCCTGCAAGCATGTGGGCATAAAGTATTTGAGGGTGAATTAAACCTAAACATTATAGGTATTCGCCATGCAAACACCCGTGCCAACACGTTTAACGATGCAATTTGTGTGTTGTATCAGCAAAACAGCGAATGGCAGTTAAAGCAGTTCAAAGCCACAACGGATGCCGGTATTTACTGGCGTAAACACCCAATGAATGTAGATGGCACAGCCGTGCTAATTGTAGGGCAGCATAAAAGCCTGTGGACATTGGGTTATCACCAGGGCAAATACCGCGCCCTTGTTCAACATAAACCGGTTGTTGTTCTACGGGACAACAACCACGACACCGAGTTAGACACGGACGTCACACCCCAAGCAGTACTACAACAAGGTTACTTTGGCATTAATTGTCACCGCGCAAACAGCAAGGTCACATCAACGCAAGTTGATAAATGGTCAGCCGGTTGCCAGGTGTTTGCAAACCCAAATGACTTTGATGAATTTATTGCTTTGTGTGAGCAATCAGCAGCCAAGTACGGCCCTTATTTTACCTACACACTGCTAGAGCAAGCAGATATTAAAGAGAGTATTGATCATGGCGTTTGAGAAACACATCACATTAGAAACCCCCGTTGGCGACATTACATTTAACGTCAATGGCGCTGACTATAACAAATACATTAACTCGACTCAGCCGAACAACAAGGTGCAGCCGGCGACTAACTTTTTATTAAACACAGTGGTTGAAGCCGACGCTAAAAAGCTCAAAGAGCTGGTACAGCAACCGGGTGCCGCGTTGTTTTTAGTGGGTGCCATTGTTGAAGAATACCAACCCGAGTTTAATTTTACGGTAAAAAAATCGAAAGCCGAGCCAAGCAAATAGGCAAGAGCAGGCTTGATCAGTTACTGGCATACCACGCTAAATATTTTGGCAATTTACCAGTCACTGACGAGAGCTTGGCACAGGCGCTTTACCTTGAAACATCACAGCAAGAAAACTTTGTAACCGCCGTAAATAACGGCATTTGCACTGCATTAGGCGGCGAGTAATTAATGGCAACACTCAGCAAATTAGACAAGCTTACTTATTCAATCGGCATCATTGACAAAGTCACTGGGCCGGTTAATAAAGTCATGGCTAAAATTAATCAGCTGAGCCAGCAAACCGCCGCCGCTCAAGATCAAATGATGCGCGGCGCAGCCACAGCCGTCGGTGGTGGTTACGCCCTTGCAAAATCACTTGCGCCGGCAATTGATCACGTTGCCGCATTGGGCGAAGTGCAATCACTGGGCGTAGCTGACGACGCACTGCAACAACTGACTAAAACATCGTATGAATTTGGCTTTCAATTTGGTGGTAACTCTGCCGAATTTGTCCGCAGTGCTTACGATATTCAATCAGCCATTGCCGGCTTAAATGGTGATGAGCTATCCGAGTTTACTAAAACATCAAATATATTAGCTGTAGCGACCAAGGCGGATGCGGCCACCATCACCAGTTATATGGGCACCATGTATGGTATCTTTGAAAAAACCGCTAATAAGATGGGCAAAGCGAATTGGGTAAACCAAATAGCAGGGCAAACCGCCACCGCCGTACAGCTATACAAAACCACCGGTGCAGAAATGCAAGCCGCGTTTTCAAACCTTGGGGCGACCGCGACAAACATTGGCTTAAGCTCGGCTCAACAATTCGCGTTAGTGGGCGAACTGCAACTGGTTGCTAAATCAGGCTCCGTGGCTGGTACACAAGCGGCCTCCTTATTACAAGGGATTGGCAAAGCACAAGATGCATTAGGTATAAAATTAACCGCTGATAACGGCGACATGCTCGCCATTGATGTGGTGCTAGGACGTATTAATAACCGCTTATCTTCATTGGGTTCTGTGGCGCGAGGCGATGTACTTACACAAATATTTGGTAAACAAGGTGCAAAAGCCGTTGATGTACTCAGCACGAAAGTAGACAAATTAAAAGATGGCATCACCGTTTTTGAAAACGTGCAAGACAATTCCAAAGCCTTGGAGATGGCAAACATCATTGCCAGCCCATGGGATCGTTTAGGCGGTTCATTTAATGCAGCGGCTACCGCAATGGGTAACCGCTTATTGCCTGTGGTTGAGCCGTTCGTTGAAATGCTCGCCGCCGGCTTTGCAGGCATTGTATCACTGACTGAGCGATTCCCATTTTTATCAAGCGTGATCGCAACACTGGTTGTGGTTATCGTCGCGTTGATCACGGTGCATGGCATCATTATTTTTACCATGGGCCTGTATAAAATGGCGCTCGTTTCAACTGCTGCGCTGACTGGGGGTTTAACCGTACTAACAAAACTATGGCAGGGAGCGTTAATCGCACTGCGTGTACTGGGCTTTTTATCACTCATTGCAACGATGGGCGCGGCGGCCATTGCCATTGGCACATTTAAAGCGGTTATGCTCGCAGGCCAAGCGGCTACGTGGCTATTTAATGCGGCGCTTTGGGCAAACCCAATTACGTGGGTGGTAGCAGGTGTTATTGCACTCATCGCAGCCGTTGGGGCACTTATCTATTATTGGGATGATTTAGTGGCTGCGTTTCAAAATACCGCCTGGGGCAAAGTATTAATGGCGGTGTTTGATAGTGTAAAAGCGGCCTTTAATGGGGTAATTGATAGCGTTAAATGGGTGCTTGAAAAACTCGGCCTGATTGATGATACAGAGGCAAAAATAAAAACAGAGGCAACCTCAACACACGAAAACATTAACCGTGTTCAGCCTAGCAATTTAGTCATGCAAAATGCAGATCAAGCATTCAGCCGCGACTACGGCCAAGCCGTGATTAACAAAGCCGCGCAAGTACCAGGCAACAAAGTCAGCGCCAACCATGCTGCAGTGAATGATGTTACATATTCAAATCGAACGCAGTTAAACGCAGGCCAAACGAATAATGCTATTAACTCAGCATTACAAAACAGTCAGGTTATTGAGCAAACAAATAGCGCGCGAGCACAAACCAACGGGTTAAATAACAGTGCCATAAATTCAGTTGTAGCAAATGCACACACCAACGCAGTAACCGCAGCCGCAAACGATGCTGTTTATTCAACAAGCACAGAAATGAGCAATGCAACTAACCCAACATTGCAAAATAGTATTGCTACAAACCAAACAAGTAACACGCAGGCACAAACCAGCGCGTTAAATAACAGTGCCATAAATTCAGTTGTAGCGAATGCTCCAACCAACCCAGTAAATATGGCTGCAAACAATGCTGCTTATTATTCAACTAGCGAAACAACGGCCAACATCAATAAGAGCGCTATTAACTCGGCTGTTAACGATGCTGTGTATTCAGCAAGCACAGCAATGAATAGTGTAATTAACCCAACATTACAAAACAGTATTGCTACAAACCAAACAAATAGCGCACTTACTCAAACCAGCGCGTTAAATAACAGTGCCATAAATTCAGTTGTAGCAAAGACACAAACTAACGCAGTAACCACAGCCGCGAACGGTGTCGCAAACTCAACTAGTGCAACAACGGCCAACATAAATAACAGCGCTATTAACTCAGCATTACAAAACAGCTCAGCTACACATAACTATGCTGGTTATATTGCACAATCAACGCCGTTCGCACCGCAATCAGCGCTACAAAATACTGTTGTTAGCACAGCTAACAATTTTACTAACGCTGCCAATTCACCTGTTTATAGTAGTAAACACGTACAACTTACCCGTGTTAATCAAGGCGCAGCGCCATTACAGCCATCGCCCGTGGTCAAAACAGATCAGGCAATTACCAACGTAGCCAATGCCAGTGCTTACAAAGTTGATCAACTAAGCACTGAGCAACAACAGCAAAGCAATAGCTATAAAGCCAAAGTGCAAAAATCAGCGTTTTTACAAAACCTAACGAGCAATACACATAACAGCAGTAGTTCAAGCGACAGCGATAACCGTAAGAGCGTGCACATTGACAGCTTAACGATTAAGTCAGACGACGTAGCGCAAAGCTTTGAGCAAATGATGGAGTTAGCTGGCTAATGAACTTTGATATTGCACTACACATTGATCTAGCGATTGAAGATAACGACTTTGTACTAAACGACTCGTTAAGCCCAAGCACATTAAAAAAAGCCGATGTAATTGGCCAAGACATAAAGCACCGAATTTTAGAAAGCGGCTTATTGGTAAAGCTCATTGGCCTGCGAAATAAAAACGGCATAGCGCCGATTTTAACTGAGATTGAATTACTCACAGAGCTAGACGACCGCATCAAGCCGGGCACAATAAATGTGTACCGCAATGACGACGGTACATTAAGCATCACCGCACAAACGCGCCAATACGGGGGGATAACGAGTGGAATTTAAAACACTGATGCAAAAAGCGGGGTTGCCACTGGATGAGCAAACTGCGCAAACGCAGTGGCAAGCACAGCTAAAAAAGCAAAATATCCAAATTGCTAACAACTCACCGTTTGGCCCGTTCTGGCGAACCGTTGAAGCGCTGATCACTAAGCCCGTTGTACAGCTATTTAACTGGATAGCGACGCAGCTAATGCCTGACTTATTTATTATGACCGCCAGCCGAACTGCATTAATTGAGCGTCACGGCCCCGCGCGTAATGTATTTATTCAAGCGGGCGTAAAAGCACAAGGCATACTCACGTTCAAGCGACTCAATACTGAAGGTGAAACCTCTATCGTTGCCGGCACGCAAGTGGTGACTGATATGCTGGGCGATACAGCTTACACGCTTGCATTGTTACAAGATGTTTATTTTAGCGATGGCCAAAGCATCGCGTATGCACACGCTGAGGCCACCGATACAGGCGCCGCATTTAACTTACCTTCGCATGCTTATCGCTATTTTACTGAACAACAAGACGGGATCACAGTGACAAATAACGACGACTGGTTAATTAAGCCTGGTTCTGACGATGAGAGCACCGAGCATTATCGCTTACGTATTCGCAATGTATTTGGCACCGCCGCGCGCTGGCATATTAACGCCGTATACAAGCAAATTATTTCCAGCTTTGCAGTACCAATCGATAACATTGTTATTGAAGTAAACGCCCCGCGTGGTCCAGGCACAGCTAATGCGTATATTTATTTAGACGTTGGCCCCGTACCAACGGCATTACTCAGTGCCATCAATCAGCATATTCGTACCGCAGGCCACCACGGCCTAGGGGACGACTTTATGGTCTACGCCATGGCGACCACTGGGTTTAATATTACCGCAACGTATAAGTTGCATGATAATAGCCCTGCTATTCAAAGTGATTTAACCACGTTTATACAAGCCGCATTTCGTCAAAATGCAGCCTATGCACCCACACGTGTAGCGCATCAAACTGTATTCAGCATTAGCCAATTAATTACAGAGTGCCATGAGCAATTTAGTCAACTTAAATCAATCAAGTTCGATATTGACGACATAACCGCTGCTAATTGGCTACCGGTACTTACATCATTAATCGTTAACGAGGTGGCAAATGGCTAATGAAATCGCCACCTGGTTAAATAAAGGCTACGCCGAAAAACTGGTAAAAGCGGCCACCGGCTATTGGGAGCAATCACGCGACTACGTTATGTGGGCAGTAAACCAAAAAGACGAATCGCAAAACGAAGAGCCCGTATTAGGTTTTTTAGCGTGGGAGCGTTTAACAAACCGCTTAGATGACGAACCAATCGAGCTATATCGTAAGCGCGTACAGCATGCATTGGTTAATACCATTGACGCCGGTGAAGTAGCCTCTGTTAAAAGTATTTTTGACCGTCTAGGGTTAGAGATACTTAACGTGCGCGAACGAATCGACGGCCGAGATTGGGACATTATCGCCATAGATATGACTGATACAACGCTTGCCAGCGCTAATGAGCTATTACCAGAGCTAATACAGCTCTATGGGCGAACTTGCCGACGCTACGAATTGACCGTGCATAACAAAGCCGATGTGTCGCTGAGCGTAGGATTAACCCACGTACAGTGGAATAGCTGTCACATTGATCACCCACTGCATTTAGCCGCACAAAATAAAGCCCAGCAGCAATACAGCCACGGTTTTACTGATTTGCAAAACGAAAGTAGCCATGCGCCACTGCATGCAATAACGCACGATGTAAAACACACATTGCCACTCGAGCAGCTGTATCAATTTTTAGGGTGCGACAACCTTGTAAGTAATACACATCACCAAGCAATCACCACCGATGTACAGCATGTTATTGCCGCACATCATCACTATGGATTTTTAAGTAAAGAGGGCGGTGTCAGTATCGCCAAGGAGCCATTATGACCCAAGCGATCACCGGCATTATGACCAATGCCGGTAAAGGTTACATCACAGCCCGCGCACTAGAAAATAAAGGGCTTGATGTAAAGGAGTTGGTATTAGCAAACGTACCAAATCTGAACGAAAGCGCACAGCGTAATCCGAACGAAAAAATGCCCAGTGCGCTACAAATAGTACACAGACGCGACATTGATGCAAAAGGCTATGTGGATGCAAATACCGTCGCCTGGGCTGTGATACTTGAGCAAGACGTTGGCGACTTCGACTACAACTGGATAGGTCTAGTAACAAAAGATGGCACACTATTAGCCATTGATTACTTGCCATTACAGCGCAAACGCCAAGGTGTAAACAACGTACATAACCGATCGTTTGTACTCAAGTTTGCAGCGGCTGCGGCACTAGCTCGCATTACTATCCCTGCACAATCATGGATGTTTGATTACAGCCCACAGATTGATGCAATTAACAGCAAGCTAGTCGTGGTAGCCATTTCGCAGATAGACCGAATGCACTACCAGATAAAGCAAGAGCTTAGATTGCTTGATATTGAATACACCTTACAAAGTATGAAGGATTAATAAAATGAGCACACTAGATATAAGTGGTTTAGTTGAATCTACAAACAACTTAACGAATACAGTTATGGGAAAAATGGCGCAGATTGATAGCAAATTAAATCAAGCGAATAGCCACTATCAGCAATTGATGGATAGCATTCAATCGGATTTTCCTTTTTACGCGCTGACAAGAAATCAGCAACTCAAATTCGCTGATGAATTTAGCCCACAAGGTGACCTCACACATCCTGATGGTTTTATGTTGCGAAATTCGAAAGTTGTAGTGGAGTTATTTGAAACAGTTGTGCGTTCTCAAGAACCAGCAGAGCGATCTTTAGAGCAAAAAGCATTATTTAATGATGTGTTAGGCACAACACCAAAACATATGTATACGGATTTTAATATTATTAAAATCACATTTAATGACCCTGTTGATTTATCGTCTAATTATTCAATTTTTCAAGGACCTATGAATCGTTTAACTGCTTTAACTCATGGTGCTTTTATAAAAGTGTTATTAGGTGAGTGTGCATTCGGTCATTCACGCACAAAACGAGTGCCTAATGATGGTAAATGGCATGAAATGATTGAGCACCGAGATATGGCATCAAATTTATCAGCAGCTTATGAACACGGCCCTCATATCGCAGGAGTATTTGGAACCCAAATATTGGTCGCACTACCTGCTACTGTAGCAGGTAAGGTTCCAGTTGGACGCTGGGGATACTTCAATAAGCCTGTATTTAAAATTGAATCAGACCCTCAGCCAAAAGTAATTACAGAGTAGGAGACTAACATGGAACCAGGAATAATTAATACATACGATATTATGCAGAAGCGTCGAAAAGCATACAAAGCCGAGTCAGACCCTTTGTATATGGAAGCACAATTCGATGGCACACCCGAGTCACTACAAAAGTGGCGTGATAAAGTAACTGAAATCAAAGCACGCTACCCACTGCCTGACAATGCATAACTTAGCGCTGTGCTATCACCAAACTGCCGCCCCTTGCTCAATGCAAGTGGGCGCGCAGTTGTTTGCATTAGCCATTAAAGACGCGTCGCGCACTGATAAACCAGCAAACTATAGCGGTTTATTGTTATCAGTGAGTGCAACCGATCCCGCAGCATTTGCCAGTAAGCTGGAATCGATAAACAGCTATTGCCCAATCCCTGAGTTTATAGCCTGCGGTCAATACGCCAAAAGTGACAGCACGTTAGAGCAAAGCAAGCTCGTAACATATGATGGCCAAAGTATTGAATGGCAAATAAATACTCTGCAAAACTTATTGCCTTTACGCGAGCAGCTAATAGCTGACGAACTCGCTACAGTAAACGATAGCGGCAAGCAATTAATTACTACCATTGATGATGCACTAACCAAAACCGCAGAGTTAAAAACAGCCCGCGACAAGCGGCTAAATCAAGCGCAATTTACTGCCCAAAGTAGTGGTGTCGATATGCAATTAATAACAGCAGGCACAGCAAAGCAGTTAGCCGGTTTAGTTGCGAGTAAAGGCGGTGATGATCGTTATTGGGCACTGTGTTTATTCGTTGGCGAACTGGACGAACTTAATCAAATTAAAGAGGTGTTATGAGTATCGCGCTAGACGGTTGGAATGTGCCAGGCTTTGAAACTCGTGTAAATGCAGGCATCAAATTAGCCGGCGGCGATATGTCAGGGTTTGGTAGCTTTGCATTGAGCAGTGATCAAGGCGTAAAGCCCGGTACACTCACCGTTAATACGAAAGTTCCGTTTGATCACGAAAGCGACTTAGCATTACTGATCAGCAAAGCAAAAGCGTTAGACGAAAACGGCGCCCGCATTATTTACACAATTAATAATGCACTCGCACAAGCCTATAAAATACGTAAAGCAAAGTTTGACGGTGAAGTGAAAGCAACTGAACTTGAAGACAAACGCGGATGGCAAGTAGCGTTTAAGCTCGTAGAGGTTCAATCAGTTTCTGAGCGCGAACAACAGCAGCTAGATACAGTAGCAAACCAAAATGCCATAACACAAACAACAACCAGTAACGACGATATTCAAAATAAATTTAATGAGGTCGAAGGGCCATGACCACGCGGTTTTCAAACTCCTTAAAAATTGGCGGCCAGCATGTTACCAATATTGTTGATAAAACTGTGCAGCTTGATATTGCCAGCACCGGTCGTGCAAAGTTTGAAGTGGTCACAGAGCAAGCGCCCAGCGGATTAGTTGAACTGCACTTAGGGTACACGCTAGATAATATGATCCCGTATTTTCTCGGCGTTATAGAATCAAAGCACCAAGCCAATGGTCGTTGGTATTTAACCTGCCGCGAATTACTCGGCGCGTTAAGCTTTCCGGCACCGCTGGCGGTTCGACACCCGACAATAAACACTGTGCTTGATGAATTGGCAAAACTCGGTGTTGAGTTTGTAACGCCAGAAAACGCAGAATATTTAAATCAAATAATGCCAGCGTTTTATCACAGCGGTACCGGCATTGAAGCACTCAGACAAATCGGCAAAGTATGGGGCATTAATGATTTTATATTTCAGCAGCGCCCTGACGGTAAAATATTTGTAGGCAGTTGGCACGACTCGCGCTGGCCGATGGCAGTCATTAACGATTTTCCAGAGCACACAATAACCGCCAAAAGCTCAACCACTGGCGAGCTAATCGCCATACCAAAATTAAGACCAGGCATAAAACTAAATGGCCGACACATTACCGAAGTAACCTTAATCAACGACAGGATGCACATACGATGGTCAAACAAGCCATTAAACGCCTAATACAGCGCTATTTTCCTGAGCTGAACGAGCGTAAACACTTGCCGCAATTGGCGCGTATTGAAAAAATATATGAGTTACCAGGTGACGGGGCTGCAATCAGCACTGCATTTAGGCCGTTAAAAGCAGCCGATGTACAGCTATTAAATCCGCTAACAGGTGAGCCATTAGCCGTGCCCGTATTTCAGCAAGTAACACTTGGTACAGGGCAGGCATCAGATCACGGATTATTAAACGAACCCGAACCAGGCATGCAGTGTTTAATACAGTACATCGATGGCCTAAACAGCCACCCAGTGATCACCAATCTATTACCATGGCAAAGCTTAGTGCCAGAGCACAAACGGACTGACGTAACCTTGCAACAAAATAACCGCAGTAAGCTACGAGGGCGCGACGGCAACTGGCACTTAACCACCGACGGCGACATAACCCAAACCAGTGACACGAGCAAAACAACAGCACGCAAAAGCGAACAAAACTACCATGAACGCACCTGCAGCATAGACACTCACGACGTTACAAAAATAGACGGCAACCAAATCACTGAGGTAATGGGCGCCTTAAAAACAGTGGTCGGCGAAAAAGCATTGATCATAGCCCTTGAAGGTTTATTACTCGGCAGTAAAAAACAGGTAGACATAGAAGCAACCGAAAACATGAACCTAACCACACTAAAAACCCTACACGCAAAAGCAACTGAGCTTGCAAAGGTGGAAGGTAAAACAGTGTGGCTAGGAAATAATTCAGTAAACGTGGCTCAAGTACTCCTAGATTTAATAAGCCTGGTTAAAGACATAAACCAAAGCCTAGAAACCCACGGCCATAAAGATCAGGGAGCAGGGCCACCAATAACAAAAGCAGAATTTACAGGCCACAAATCGACAGCAAGCAGCTTGAAAAGTACATTGGAGCCGATTGTCGAGTAACTATATAAAACAATGTTGTACATCACTATGAAAGCTAATCCTCCTTTTTCTGAAACCTATTTTATAGACGGTACTATGCGAGTTAACAGACATTGCAAGAGGAGTGAAAATTAAAGTTAGTATCTATCAGAGTAAACAAAAATAGTTCGTAAAAAGTGAAAACCTTTAAAGGCTCATGACCAGAATACAACTATTTTTTTCAGACCAGATTTATGGGTCTTTTTTTCAAATAGACTATGTATAAGAGTTATTTTTTTAAAAGGTAAAAAATGGAAAATAAATTAGAAAGTATAGCTATGGTTAACACGCAAATGATGGGTGTTCTAACTCTATTGACTGATCACGATAGTTATAAAGATTTGGAAAGTAGTTCACTAGGAGCGCTTTTATATATGCTGCTTGAACAGAGTAGTTCAATTCATAAAGAGTTGAGAGGTTAATAGATAGGGGGCTGAGAAGCCCCTTCTTATTTTGTCACAGCCTAAATGGTGTGTATAAATATGTGTATAAATTATATTTGTTATTTTTATAAGATTAATTAAAACATATTCTTAGCTAGTTTTGATTATAATCGTGCCAATAAATAGTTGCTTGATTTTGCTCTTGATAAGCCATTTAAAAACCCTTTAAGTTAGCTTGAAGCGGTTGTAATACCGCCAAGTTACTAAATTCATGAATTATTTAGATTATGGCATACAGGCGAGGGAGTTTATAGGTTTGGATGATGAAATGATGGTAATCATACTATTCTCGGGTAGCTTGGCTTAAGTGTTGCGAAACCTAATTAATCATTAAAAGAAAAGCCTGCTTAAAAACTCATAACTATGAATACATTCAATTGTAGGTTGAGTTTTAGCCCGAAAAAATTTTACTGCGAGCTACAAGAGCATTATCGTAGGCGTTAAGCTTGCTGGCGTATTTTTTGGTCGAGAAAGCAAGGGCGAGTATCAGCGTTAAAGCTTTTATAAATCAGTGCTCTAAATTAAAAGCAATATTTAAATTGTTGTTGAGCTTTTTGGCCCTATAAGTAGGAGTGTGCTTTAGCCACGAATGTTTTTTACCTTTTTATCATGTTCTATACTTTAAAGCTTTCCTATTGCTCAGATGGAATTCATCATCAATTGCTTATTTTCAGATTGTTACGACTAGAAAGAGCTTAAAAGCATGTTTGCAGCTAATTTATATAATTGGGACTCGGCAATCAGAGGCTCGTTTAGCCAAGTTGAGGATTTCAACTTTGAAAATAACAAGAGAATTATTATTTTTATAATTAAGTTGCTGAAACTAAATATAAAGTCCACAACTTATCTTATATTCAATACTAATAGCGATTACGTACAAGTCCAGTAATATTTCATTGTCAGGCGTATATGAACAATTTAATGCCGTTAATAAATAGAATATCAGTTCGTTTATTAGACTAAAGTCTATAAGTTAATTTTCTTCACCTGTCGGGTTTAGTTTTATCGTTTGTCGAAATTGAGCCAACACTCTAAAGTTCAGTTGTCGGCAACCCAGACGATATGACACGACTCAAACCAAATAGGAATATAATCATGAAACGTTCACTAATCAAAACCATCGCACTTGGCTCATTATTTACTTGCTCAGCGGCTGTTATGGCTGATCAAAGTGATTACAAATTAATGATTATTGATAATGCGGCAGCGTCTCAGCCAGTAGAACAATCATTTAATAACTGTGCATTAAATGTGAAATCAAAAAATTATGCACAAGCAGATGAAATTTGTACCAAAGCAATTGCATTGCTAAAGCAAAGTAATGGTCCACGTATGAAAGTTCGCGAGCTAACATCATTTGCATTAAGCAACCGTGGTGTGTCACGTATGATGGCAAACAATGATACGGCTGGTCTTTCTGATTTATACGAAGCGGCACAAATCGCTGATAGCGAAATGGTTTCTCATAACCTGACGCGCGCTAAAGAATACCTTTCTTTATAA